ACCATGAGCTATAAAGAGTGGTACAAAAAGAACATAGCAAACGATCCCAAAGCCCTGACAGCAGAAAAGAAGATAAAAAATTATTCTTCAGATAAAAAGCAATATGAAAGGTATCGGAGTGTTATTGGAAAGAAAGCAGGGAAAACCTTTGAAGATTTTCAGGAAATGAAATATAACAACCCTGAACAATGGGCAGATATTCAGACAAAATATAATGATACCAGGATGCAGGGGAAAGACAAAAAATAATATTTTAGGCAATGAAGAGCTTTGCAGAAATGCAGAGCTCTTTTTGTATACAAAAAATCAGAGAGGAGGATCTGAGCATGAGATCGGGAAGTGGCGGCATAGGAAGGCGGTGATCCATTTATCTCCCAGGCCGAGGGTGAGAGGCGGGCCCGGTGCTGCCAAGGGCTGAAAATAAGAGGCAGGCAAAACCAAAATAATGAATCTGTGGGGCCTGAAAAAAAGGAAATGCAGGGGCATATAGGAGGAAAAGAAAAGCATGAAGTTTATGAATAACCATTATGGAGTAAGCAGGATTTTTGGCCGGGCGCATTGTGCTATGCCCATGAATTTACAGTTTTTTGCAGAGCCGGATGGCGGTGCAGGAGGCGGTGCCGGTGGGGCCGGAGGTGGAGGAGCCTCAGGAAATGCCGGAGGAACCGGTGGAGAGCAGGGGGCAGCAGGCGGCCAGGAAGGCGCTGAAGGAGCAGGCGGGGCAGCAGGAGCAGACACTCCTCTCAGTTTTGACGATTTTTTAAAGGATCCGAAAAATCAGGCAGAATTTGATCGGAGAGTAGGCAAGGCCCTGGAAACAAGCAGGAGCAAAATGCAGGCTGAGATCAATACCAAGGTGCAGGAAGCTGTAACTGAGGCAGAGAGATTGGCCAAAATGAACGCTGAGCAGAAAGCACAATATGAGAGGGAGAAGAAAGAGAAGGAGATTGCTGACAGAGAAGCGGCCATCACCAAGAGAGAGCTCATGGCAACGGCAAAGGAGCAGCTTGCAGAGAAGGGGCTCCCCATTTCCCTGGCCGATGTGCTGAATTATGCAAGCGCTGAGGAATGCAGCGCCTCAATAGAGGCTGTGGGCAAAGCATTCCAGGAAGCAGTTGAGAAGGCGGTGAATGACCGTCTGAGCGGCGGGAAGCCGCCGAAAAAAGCCGGAGATAAGGCCGCATATACCATGGAGCAGATAAAGAACATGAGCACCGCTGAAATAAATCAGAATTGGGAAGCTGTGCAGGCGGCCATGCAGGCAGGAAAATAAGACGATTAAAGGAGGAAAGAAAAAATGTCAGTTGCAAATTTTATCCCCACAATTTGGAGCGCCAGGCTTTTGGCACACCTTGACAAGGCGCATGTTTATGCCGCCCTGGTAAACCGGGATTATGAGGGGGAAATCAAAAACTATGGTGATACCGTAAAGATCAATCAGATCGGGGATGTCACCATTAAAGACTATACAAAAGGGAAGGATATTGACGATCCGGAGGAGCTGAGCGGCGATCAGAATACCCTCACCATTGATCAGGCAAAATATTTCAACTTTTCCATTGATGATGTGGATGCCGCCCAGGTAAACCCTAAGCTCATGGATGCGGCCATGCAGCGCTCAGCATATGCCATGAATGATACAACCGATCTCTTCCTGGCAAACCTTTTGTATTTGGGAGCTGTAAACAATGGCACGAACCTGGGAACGGATACAGCGCCGATTGTACCGGCCAAAGATAATGCCTATGATTACCTGGTGGATCTTTCCACGGATTTGACAGAGAAGAACGTGCCCACGATTGGGAGATGGGCGGTTATTCCGGCATGGTATCACGGCCTTTTGCTGAAAGACAGCAGATTTGTGGGAAATGGTACAGATTACAATAAGGCCCTGATTGAAGGCGGGGAGATCGGTGTGGCAGCAGGCTTCAGAATTTGGCTCTCCAACAATGTGCCGAATACTGAGGGCACAAAGTACAAGATCATTGCAGGAACCAATGCAGCAGGCTCCTATGCTGAGCAGATCCTTAAAACAGAGGCATTCAGGCCTGAAAAGAGATTCTCAGATGCCGTGAAGGGCCTGCATGTGTATGGTGCCAAGGTATTGCAGCCTAAGTGTGTTTCTGTATTAACGGCAAATAAGAACTAAGGAAGGAGGGCCAACAATGTTCATCTTAAACAAGAAAACCGGAAATATTCAGGAGTGCCACAATGCGGATGCGATCAAGGTATGCCGGAAGGATACAGATCATTATGCTGTGGCGGCAACCAAAGAGGAGCTTGAAGGGAAGGCGGCAAATAAGCCTCAGAACGGGCCGGAAAAGACGGAGGCGGGGGAAAATACCAATACACCCGAAAAAGCCGCTCCTGAGGGCGCTGAGGGGCTCAGAGAGGGCAAGGAAGAGCAGCAGGAAACCGGAGGAACCGCTGAAGGCGGTGAAGGGCAGCAGGAAGGAACCGGAGAAGGAGCCGGGCAGGAGCCTGGTGCCGGAGAGGAGAAGCCCGGCCAGGTAGGAGAGGATCCTCTGAATGGTGCAGGGGATGAACGTCTTGCAGAGCTGAATGGGAAAAAGGTGGCTGAACTGAGAGAGATTGCCAAAGGAATGGGGATCCAGGGCTATGCAAACATGAATAAGGATACCCTGGTGGCCATGATTATGAACCATTAAGCGGGAGGCGGTACTGTGACAGATTTGGAAATGCTCAAAAAGATAACGGGGGAGGGGGATGAAGAGCTCCTCTCCCTTTTGCTTTCCCTAGCAGAGGAAAAGGTGCTCTCCCTGGCAAACCGGAGAAAAATGATCTATCCCCTGAAGCCTGCGGTGAGGGAGTGGGCAACGGTGGCATATAACCGCCTGGGAATGCAGGGGGAAACAAGCCGGAGCGAAGGCGGGATCTCTTCAGCATTTGCAGAGATTCCAAAAGATATTGAAACCGTGATCAAGCGATACAGATTAGGGAGGATCGGCGGCCATGCGTATGAGAAGGAGCCTGATGAAGAGTTACCACCTGAGAAGGAGGAAAACAGGGAAGGACAGTGAGGGCGGCTCCATTGTGAGGTATGAGGAAGCGGTGGAGATCAAGGCAATCATATGGCCTGCGGGAGGCAAGGTGCAGGCTGAAATGTATGGAGAGAGGCTCTCCTATATCAAAAATATGGAATATGGGGGAGCTGAGGCCATGCAGGAAGGCGATGGCATCTGTGTGTTTGTGGGGCCGGAGGCTCAGCCGGATTATAAAATCATTTCCATAAAACCGGAGTACAGCCCAAAGGTGATGGAGTTGGAGAGGATAATATAATGGCAGTAAACGGTGTGCAGAGCTTAATGGGAAAGATTAAGAGGATGCAGAATATTGAACCCACAATAATGGCCTCAATGCGTGATCAGACAGAATTAGTAAGAGGTGCGGCGGTGCTGAATGTTCCCACTTATACCGGCCCCTGGCCATTTGTGCCGAGAGGGGAGCTAAAGAGAAGCATTCACACAATGGTAAAGAAAGAAGAGGGCTCCATTATCGGATGTGTTTATTCTAATGCGAAACATGCCGTTTTTGTGGAGTTTGGCACCGGTCCGGTTGGAGAATCAAACCATGCAGGAACTTCACCCAACGTAAATGTGACACATGTACAAGAAGGATGGGTGTGGCAGGATCCTGAAGGAGATTTTCATTATACGGAAGGACAACCGGCGCATCCGTTCATGTATCCTGCATTGAAGAATTTGGAGGATACGGTTACTGAGAACATAGGCAAAGATGTGAAGGGCTATATGAGAGAGGTTGGTGGAAATCAATGATCAATGTGAAAGATCAGGTATACGGGGCGATCCAGGGCATTACAGAGAATGTGAGCGATACATACCCAAAAGAGTGGGCCGTGCTTCCTGCTATCCAGTACACTGAGGAGGATAATTCCGTGGTGGAATGGGTGGATAACAAGGAAAGCAAGGCTCATTTGCTGTATAAGGTGGATATATGGAACAATGCAAGCACCTCAGAGGCGGCTCTGAAGGTGGATGCTGCCATATCTTCCCTGGGATTGAAGCGCATTGCATGTGGTGATGTTCCGGATCCGTCCGGCCTGAAGCATAAGGTTATGCGGTATGAGGGCATTATTGATGTGGATACCGAAAGAGTTTACAACAATTATTAAAACAAGGAGGTAAAAAGAAACATGTTAGCGAATGGAGCAACACTGGGATACAGAAAAAAAGGATCTACTGAGGATTATACAAACCTCACCGGCCTGAAGGAGATCCCTGAGTTAGGTGACGATCCGGAAAAGGTGGAGAATACCGGCCTGGCCGATAAGGTGAAGCAGTATGAATTTGGTATAGGAGATGCCGGTGATCTTACTTATAAATTCAAGTATGAGAATACCTCAGAAAATTCCCCATACAGAGTAATGAGGAAGGCAGGAGCCACAAAGGAGGTACTTTCATTCTGTGAAGAGCTGCCCGATGGCACCCGGTATGAGTATGATGCCCAGGTATCTGTAAAG